GCTTCGCTATCGGTGAAAGCGCGGGTATGCTTAATTTTGCCAGCCATACGAACCATATTGGCAAGTTCAGGAACACCTGTGCAGGTGCCGCCGGGGGAATCAACGTCAATCAGGATGCTATTTACGTTAGGATCTGCCAACGCCGCTTTGAGCATCGCCTCCACCTCGTTCACGTCAATCGCGCCACAATAGGCTTCAAGTTCCGTGATTCCCTTTGAAATCACGCCTTTAAGCGGGATTACAGCAGTATCGTTTTCGATGTGCATAGCCGGACGTGGGCCAAAGATGGCTTCAAGCATCTGAGTCATTTCAGAAGCCTTCGTTCCCATTGGGATATTCAGGCTGGCAACGCGATCAACATACGCTTTCGCGATGGAAGGTTGAATAAGCAGGGGTGCGTTCGTAAGGAACGCCTTGGATAATGGGTTCATAGATCTTCTTTTTGAGGGGTTGGTTCGTCATTTTCCTCAACAGCATCATCTTCTTCGGTGGAAGGTTCTGAGAACTTTCCGACCTTCGGAGGATTAGTCGGTTCAGGATCAACGCTTTGATCCACGTCAATGAGGGACGTGTTGGTAGGCTTCCAAATCATCGAAACCGGGACGTCAAACTCCTTGGCGATATCAATAATCTTCTTAGCGTCAGCGGCTCGGCGGCGCACTTCTTCATGGAAATCCATACCGCGTTCGGCATAATCTTCCGTGAGTGTTTTAAGGCCAAGTTCAATGTCTTGACGGTTCTGCGCGGCTTCTCGGCCAGCATCTACCGTAACGCGCTTAGGAGTAGTCCAAAATACTCGGTTCCAAGAGTCGATTGCCGGGATCATACCAGATGCGATTGCATCACCGATGATATAACCGTAAATCGGGGTAAGCATACGTTGAATCATCACGGCCTGACGATGCCCGAAACGGCGGTCAGCCTTGGCGGTGATAAAACGCATCGAGGCACCACCAGCCTTGGTAGGGTCAATTACAAACTCAAACGGGAGAGAACCCTGAGTCGAATCGCGTTGAAGATGCTCGATGAAGCCCGTGAACGTATGATTCGGACGCTGAGACTCAAAAGATTCTAGTTTTTCACCCGGAGCAAGAGACAGGATCTTGCCGCCAATGAAGGTAGAAGCCTCATTCGGATCAGTAAGGCCATCTTTGTAGTCTTGCGGGCGCATACCAAACGCCTCGAAATCACTCTGCGTTCCGTCAAACTGAGGGTTTTCGCGAGTAATCGTGCGCGTGATATCGCTCGCCGTTTTGACGGCAAACTTTTCAAGGCTGATAATTTCAAGCATATCGACCATATTGTTAATCGAATGTTGAAGCGGGCTGTAAGCGCGGGCGCCGGAAGCGACCTCAGGCTCATAAAGGTGAATAACAGCATTAGCCGGAAGAAGTCGGCTAGAACCGTCCGATTGGATCACATTGTAATGCGTAGGCTTACCATACGCATCGAACATAATGCCATCGACCATCCCATCGGGAGGTGAAGCGGAATTACTATTCTGAATCTTATGGGATTCGATAATTTGAATCTTAGGGACGCCAGACTTATCACGTGTTTTTACGATGAATACTTCTCAATCGCGATCCATCAATCGACAACAGATATGCTGGATTTCGTAGAAAGAAAAACGTCCGGTAATATCACAAGACTTGCTACCCCAATCACGGAAATAGTTTTCAGCGCGGCTATCCCAGATAATATCTCCGCTACGGGCCTGAGGCTTGATGCCATCGCCCACGGAGTAGATGCACATATCGCTGAGAACCTGCCGGATAAGTCCAGCATTGAGTTCCAGCCAACGCATCTTGCGCGTGGTTTCCAGACGGTCAAAGACCGTCATCGTCTTCTTAAAATCAGTCGGCCAACTTGACCAGATCCACGAACGCTTATTTGAGAACTTGGCGCTCTCGAAATTAGAGAAGATACCCGGCCCGCCCGTGGCTTGCTTCTTCAACGGAGAACCAACGGCCTTCGGCAACTTTACCTTAGCAATTGCGTTCGATTTGCTGGTTTTCTTGCGCATTAGAGTCCTCGGAAGTTGTTAAGGAGGTTAGCAACACGAACCTTGTCGATATTGCCATAGCGATCCGGAGCCTTGATCTGCAACGCGTAGCGTGCTTCAACAAGGGTGTCCTGAATAGTCATAGGAAACTCTTTCTTAACAGACGTGCCGCTATCCGAGTATTCCATCATCGTCTTGCCTTGTTTGATGAGAATAAGGGCTTGCTTGACGATTTCCTCAATGTCAGCGACCTCAAAAACGAGGAAAATGCCTTTTGCGCGAGCCATACTATTTGCCTTGTGTCAAATGGGGGGGAGTAGGCTTTTTGTTCTTAGAGGCCACCCTATGAACGACACAACAACGAGTTGCCTACTCCCCCTTACCGCAAATCAAACATCTTCGGCTTTTTTGTCAATAGCCTCCTGCTCGGCGGCTTCTTTTTCTACCGAGTTCTTATTCTTACCACGTCCCACAAGTTTAGCCATAAGCGCCGGAAGGATGTTCATTACCTCGCAGTCCCAAAGGTGGTTAGCCTTATCTCCGATCTGAACCCAGATGGGCTTACCCTTATCTGTCCTGGTTCGCAATTCACTCATCATCTGTTTTTTATACTCATCCCCGGCGTCTGATGCGTAAGTGTGATGCCCACGCTTTCGCAGACGTGCCATCGTGTCTTTGAGGACAAGGTTGCTAAATAAGTAAAGTCGGCAGGACTTGGCTCCAACTTGAATTACCTTGGCGCGAGCATAGGGTCTGAACGCCGCCTTAACACCGTAAGGAGTATTGACCCTCCAAGGGAAGTTATCCGAACCAGATCCCTTCGTGGCGTTCCAATTAAAGTTCGCGCACATTCGATACACTTCGTCCGTGTTAGGGCCATCGCCTGAGTCAACAAATACGAACAAGTCTGAAACACCCTGACGCTGTTGTTCTGCCCGGACGTCATTCCAATTTTCAACGTATGTCCAATTAACCAATCGGCTATGACCAAAGGCTGACCACGCGCGCGTGATGCAATAAAAACCTTTTCTTTGGACGTCAACGGACATGAACCTAAGTTTAGCAAACGTCTTTGACTTCATCATGTCATCCGTAAAAGGAGGCTCCGTAATCTTGCCTTCAAACATAGCCGCTTCCTCAGGCCAGATATCGGCCATCTTGTAGGATGAAGCCTCGACCTCAACGGAGTTATCGTCCGGAGCCTCGCTCCAAGGTAATGCCAAACGCTTCTGGGTGAACTCACGCATCTTCGTGGTATCACCCGTCTCATCTAATTCTTCTTTGGCGTCAATCCACTCAACGGCTAGATCGCCCCAAGACAATCCCCACGAAACGCATAATGCAGGATAATTGAAGCCTCTCCTTCCCCTCGGAGCCGATGGGTTCTGTGGAAGGTATTTTAGGCTTTTGTTTAGTTCCTGCCTTACGGCGTTTCTGTCCTTGTAATGATGGTCGCAGTTTTTGCATTTGTATTGGGTGTTCGCTCTTACCTTGTCTAGATTCCATCCATCCGGCTCTTTGGCTTCCTGAGGCAATACAATCTGCGACCAATCCCAAGGCTGACGGAAATCGCATTTGACGCACTCAAACGTAAGTTTTCCACGGTCTGTTCCATTGTATAGGTCGGTGATATCATCATCTTCCAAACCGCCTTGCGAGACGAACGCGGCTTTGCTTTGCCACTTGAAAGCAGTCAGACGGGCCAGCGCCTCCTTCGCGTGTCCTTTCTTGTATTGCCAGACTTCATCGCATCCAAGGAACCGGATAGATCGGCGTTGGAGATTGCGGATGTTCTCGGCGCCAAGAACCCATGTGGTATTACGTTCAAACTGTGTAGTATGCCACGTGCTACGTTCCGATTGGCTAATGCGAGCGCGTGTAGCCGGAGTGTTATCCCAAAGCGGACGTAGGCGTGTCTTTTGCCAATCCTGCGCGTTCATATCCACATCCTGTAACATTAGCATAGGGCCGGGTTGCCGAGCAGGAACGAAGGCAGACCATAGTTCCAGAACCATTGATTTACCGGATTGGACGGGAGCCATAACGACAATGTATTCTACTTCCGGGTCTGTAAGCGCGCGAAGGATATCTGCCAGATAGGGGGTGGATTCGATGCGGAACGGCCCCGGCATCGGTGAATACGGGATGTTCTTTACGTTCTTTTCCAGCCACTCGATGATATCACCTTCCGGGTCAGGAGCCAGAATGGAGCGCAAGGCTGTCTCAAAGCCTATCGACTTGGCATCATTACTCATTCTCAACGTCCTCCGGAGAAGGTTCTACGATGATGATTTCATCTTCCTTCGGCGGTTGCAGGACGTTGCTAGTCATGTTTGCGGTGGCGTCCTTTTCCATCGATGCCCACCGGGACAGCATAGAGTTCACCTCATCGTCAATTACCTTCAAAGCGGTGCCGGGAGACTCAGGATTAACCTTTGAGGCATACTTGGCTCCAAATTGGATCAGGTCGTTGCGCATTTGGCTTAGGATCTTACCTAGGATTTCGAGCGCCGTCTGCGTCTCGATAAGTTTCATCTCAGAGACTAGGCGATTATGCCGTTTATCTTCCAAGGCCAGAAACATCTTCAAAGCCTTCTCGTATGTCGAATAGGACTTGCTCATCTCCTTGTCCCCGGCGTTCAGGTGTTGGAGGTAGTTCTTATAGGCTTCGTCCCGAAGATACGCTTGTTTCTTGATACTATCTTCCAACGTCTCGTTTGAAACGTAGTTCTGATCGCAAGATACAACAACAGGATCGTTGTTTGGCTTGTAGTTGATACGGCTGTTTCGCCACGCCTCGGCATCCTCGATGGATGTGAGGGGCATCCCTTCGTTGATGTAGTTATTGACCGTCTGTTTCAGGACGTTCCAACGGTTCGCAATATCAATTGGCCTAATCATTTCTTTTTCTTTGACGGCTTACGGACGGCATCTGACAATTTCTCACACGCTTCCTCGGACTTCATATACATCGAGGGCGGCAGTCCCATCATCTCTTGGATTCGCTTCACCCGATAAGAAATGTTAGCACGATTGACTCCGTTAAGTTTAGCAAGGGCGGTCTGGCTAGGAGGATCGTAGATGCCGACAGCGATCTTAATGCAAGTTCCATGTAGTTTGGCTTCGGCATCGTGCGTGCAGTCAAACGCAAGGCAGATTCGGCGAATGACGTCCAAGACTTCTTCGTGAGTATAAACACGGATGGCGATGTTGTCGGCACTCATTTCTTTCCCCGCTTGCCAGCGGATGTATTCGCGGTGGTTGATATCGTATTGCGGATATGCCGCCGTTCCAAAGATGCCGCCTTCTTCGTGGTTAGACTCATCTGGATCGTGGGTTGCATCGTTGTAGAAATATCGGTGAGGTTTCGGAGGCTCGCCATACCACGGTCTTTCAGGATCAAAATTGCCTTGTTCCGAAAGGTTGCGGCGTTGCTCATCGGTCAGTCCTTTCCAAAACAGACTATACTTTGTTTTGAGGTTGCTCATCCTTGTATTCCTCAGGCTTGACTGTTTCGGCTTCAATAAAAGTAAGTTTATCCCACTTGGGAGAACCAAAGGCGCCCTTGGTATCCCGGCGAGCGATGGCCTTGTCCCCATCCATCATAAACTTTGATTCTACCTTAGGTCGCATATCTTCCAAGACCTGAGCCTTCTGAGCCGCAAACTCATCATCGGTCAGGTGAGCAAAGTCCTGACGCTTGGCGTCCAGATCCTTCTCGATTTGACTCATGGCATCCTGAACGCCTTTGAGACGTTGGCGATACATCGTAACTGCGTTGTTGTGGTATATCTTCATTTGTTGTTCTGTGAAATCTGCAATAACTTGGCTGACGCTTGGATGAGCGCGGCGGCATCATCCACCAGCAGGTCGGTGGTTTCCTTGTCCTCGACCTGAGAAGCGATATACAAGATCCGTCCGGCAATCTGCGCGATGGAGTGCGAGTGCGCTTCCAACTGCTCGGTTTCGTGTTCGCTAAATCGTGCCACGAAATCAACCTGCCAAAGCGCAAGTCAGACGCAACTACAATGCTTTGACATACATCCTGTCCGCGGTGTGCAGTATGACCTTCTGCCGGAGCGCCATCTGGACGATAGCCCAAGACTTCCGCTTGCATAGGCCATCTCCATACGCTTCGTTCCAAGCGTTCATCACCGCGTCTCGCATATCACACGCACGAAGCGGCTCATCCGGGATCTGCGGCAGGACAGCGTTCAACAGTCGGCACCGTTCCCTCATCTTCTCCGTCCGGGCGGCGTTCAAATCCGAGACGTGCTTACGCATCCGTTCAGGATAATCGGCCCATATCTGCTTCCAATGGTCTTTGCGCTGGCGGGGGTTTCGAGGCTTCTTCATCGCGGGGGGGGGCGGGGGGTGGCGAAAGGGGTCGTATCCCCCTGCTCCTGCGTCAGCAAGGAGAAAAGGGGGTGATCCCTTTTTAATTTTAGAGTAATCATTTTTAATGATTATGAAAAAATTATGTCTGACTATATGAATGGCACGTGTGATGGCTATATGTGTGTAATAATCAACATCTGCTTGATATCTGGCCTTTTTGA